TAAAAGTCTCTTAATAAATCATATTAAGAACAACGTACCCGACAGTGAGGTTGCCATCTTGCTGTCGGGTGGTGTTGATTCTGTAAGTGTGGGTCTTGCAGCTGAAAATGCTGGTAAAGAAGTTCACGCATACAGTTTTTACCTCAATGGTCCACCCTCTTATGATTTTATAAAGGCAGCTGAGGTTGCACATAAAAGAAATTGGAACTTCACTCCCGTGATTGTCCCTACGGAAAATCTTGTAGAGGATTGGCATAGACTCGTTGAATTAAAATGTAGAAAGAAAACTCATTTTGAATGTGTCTTTCCATTTCTATATGTCTACCCACAGATAGAGGAAAAATATGTTTTGACAGGTTGGGGTGCAGATGGTTACTTTGGACCCAGTAAAAAGGCGATGATGCGATACTCTAGTTACAAAAAGAAAAGAAACTATGTGAAGTATTGTAAAGACCACAATCAGAAAAGATTAAACTGGAACGAGTTTAGGTTGGCATATTTGGATGGTGACTGTGCTGGTCTAAAAGAACACACCAATCTAGCCACCAAACACAATAAAATTCATGTAACACCTTATCTAGATACAGATGTGAGAGAACTGTTGATGAGTAAGAGTTATGAAGAGTTAAACAAACCTATACAAAAACATTTTATTAGAAAGAACTTTACAGAACTTAAAAAGTTTGGTACAATAAAACCTCATCAAAATTTACACTTGAACGCTGGTGTAGATAAGCTATTTGAAACCTTGCTAAAGAATTCAGAGATTAATTTTTGCAAAAGAAAAAGAATGATGGACGTTTGTAGGGATTGGAATAATGGTGTACTGCCCATATAATTTACAAGATGTTTATGACGCATCTTCACAAGAAAAGTTCAAAGTCATCTCCACCTTTGCGGGTGGAGGTGGTTCTTCCACTGGCTATCGTTTAGCTGGTGGTAAAGTGCTTTGTATGAATGAGTTTGTTGATGAAGCACAAACGACTTACGCATGGAACTATCCAGATACAACCATTCTACCTGGCGATATCAAAGAACTGTCTGGTGAAGACTTTCTGAATGCAACTGGTCTTGATGTTGGAGAACTTGATATTCTTGATGGTTCTCCACCTTGTTCAGCATTCTCTGTTGCAGGTAAACTATCACATAATGTTCATGAAGAAGAACATGTTGATTTGTTTGGAAACATCACCATAGAAAAGGTGTCAGGCAAACACTCTGATGGTTGGGGTCAAACTAAAAACTATTCTGATGGTAAGATGGTAGAAAATATTGAGGACTTGTTCTTTGAGTTTCTACGTGTTGCTAAATATATTAAACCAAAGGTGATTGTTGCAGAGAACGTAAAGGGTTTGACTATCGGTGAGGCTAAAGGTTATCTCAATAAGATTTTGAATACCTTTGAAGAGATTGGTTATGATGTATGTCATCAAGTTTTGGATAGTAGATATTATGGTGTTGCACAAACAAGAAGTCGTGTAATCTTTATTGGTGTGCGTGAAGATGTTGCAGCAAAGGCTGGATATAACTTTATGAACATCTCTCAAATATTTCCAGAACCAAGCAGAGATGTTATGACAGTCAAAGATGTGATGGCTGGTTTGAAATACGATGATGAAGAGGTAAAGTATCTTACCGATAAGTTTACCAACACTGCATACTGGAAACAGACAGGTAGTAAGATGCCTATTGATCCACCTAAAGTTTTATCTGGTATGGATTATCATCCTAAAGGTCATCACTTTAATCTCAAGAGAGTTTCACAATATCAACCTGCACCAACCATTACTGCAATGGGTTCAGCAGATACTACTGCTGGTGCGTTCCATTGGAGTGAACCAAGAAAGTTGACATTGGGTGAACTAAAACGTATAATGAGCTTACCTGATGATTTTATTCTTACAGGTAAATGGAATCAACGTGCCGAACGCTGTGGTAGAATGGTTCCACCTTTGATGATGAAGAGTATCGCCGATTCTGTATATGAAAAGGTGTTGGAGAAATATAATGGCTGATTTTACATTTGCTCACAGACAAGAAGGTTTTGATGAGCACATTGATTGGAGCATTCGTGGATACAGCAATCTTCTTGGTGATGTGATTAGTTTCTCAAGATATTTTGTTGAGGACAATACGAATGTAGTTGACATTGGTTGTTCTACAGGTAAAACAACAGAGAAAATGTTGTTGCACAATAAAGATCACTGTAAGAATGCAACGTATGTTGGAATAGAGATTGCTGAAGGATTCTATGATAACTTAGATGAACGGTTAGTTGATTTATCTAAAAAGGAACCTTGGGCTCAGGTTGAGTTTATAAAAGATGATGTGAGACATTACAATTTTGACAACTGTTCTCTTGTGACCTCTATCTTTACTCTACAGTTTATGCCAAAGAGACATCGCCAAGAAGTCATCCAAAACATATACAATGGTTTGAATGAAGGTGGTGCGTTTATCTTCGGTGAAAAAATATACACAGAGGATGCGTTCATTCAAGACATACTCACGTTTAACTACTATGATTTTAAACGTCAGAATTTTGAAACGGAAGATATTATGGACAAAGAGATAACTCTTCGTCATATGTTAAAACCAAACACTTGGCCAGAGATTGAAACAATGCTTAAGTCTTCTGGTTTCAGAAGTGTTCAAGTGTTTTGGCAGAACTTTTTATTTCTAGGAGCGATTGCAATAAAATGACAAATAATTTTTTGAAGGACATTACAAAACTAAATGAGTATGCAAGTGTTGTTGCTGACGGCACTGACTTTGATACTGATGTTTTTATTGATACAGGGAGTTATATTCTAAACGCACTTATGAGTGGTTCTATTCACGGTGGACTTCCATCAAATAAAATCACTGCACTGGCTGGTGAGTCTGCCACAGGTAAGACTTTTTTCCTGATGGGAATCGTCAAGAGTTTTCTTGATAAGAATCCGAATGCTGGTGTTATCTATTTTGAATCAGAAAGTGCAATCACAAAACAGATGGTGATTGATAGGGGCATTGATCCAGAAAGAATGGTTCTAATGCCTGTCACCACAGTTCAAGAGTTTCGCACACAGGCTATCAACATTCTTGATGGTTATCTTTCACAACATGAGTCAGAACGCCAACCTCTGTTTATGTGTCTTGATTCACTCGGTATGTTGTCCACTACCAAAGAAATAGAAGATACTGCTGACGGCAAAGAAACTCGTGATATGACTCGTGCACAAGTTCTAAAGGCTGCCTTTCGTGTTTTGACTCTTAAACTTGGTCGTGCTGGTGTTCCTCTTGTTGTGACGAATCATACATATGAAACTATGGGACTGTTCAGTTCAAAAGAAATGGGCGGTGGTTCTGGTCTGAAGTATGCTGCATCCTCTATCGTCTATTTGTCCAAGAAGAAAGACAAAGATGGTAGTGAAGTTGTTGGTAACATTATTCATTGCAAGAACCACAAGTCTCGTTTGACTGTAGAAAACAAGATGGTTGATGTGAGACTATCATATAGCAAAGGTCTTGATCGTCATTATGGTTTGCTTGACCTTGCATTGAAGTATGATATATTCAAGTCTATGAGCACTCGTATTGAACTACCAGATGGAACAAAGACATTTGGTAAGACAATCAACGAAAATCCAGAGAAGTTTTTTACTGATGATATTATGTCTCAACTTGATGAGGCTGCTGGAAAAGAATTTAAGTATGGATAATTACATCAGAGTTTATGAAAATGTTTTAAACAAGAGAATCTGTGATTCTGTCATAGAGAAGTTTGAGAAGAACAAGGACCAACAAGAAGTAGTGAAAGACGAGGGAATGTCTTTCACTCAGATTGATTTTGCTAAGCATGATGGTTGGGGTTTTGAAAACAAGACAATTTTCAATACACTAATGCAGTGTGTTGGTCAATATGCTAATGATTGTAAGATAAAACAAGTTTGGCCAAAGACTCAAGGGTATGAGTCGTTGAGAATCAAACGATATTTTCCTGATGGAAAAGATGAGTTTACCGAGCATGTTGACGTTATGGACTATGCAACTGCAAAAAGATTTTTGGTTATCTTTCTTTATCTAAATGATAATGATGAAGGTCAAACTGTATTTCCAGAACAAAACTTTACTTCTCAATGCAAACAAGGTAATGTTCTGATATTCCCACCACTATGGCCCTGGCAACATGCTGGTAGAAAACCCATAGAAACTCCAAAGTATATTGTAGGTAGTTATTTGCATTACACTTGACATTAAGTAGAGATTTGTTATAGTATAAATACTTAAAACTTTTATACTAAATGGAGCCTTTGATGTTAAGAGCAGTAGATGCCGCAAGAAAACTTCGCCCTCGTAAAATTCCAAA